AAGAGTTTACACAACACAATGGACATCAAACAACAAATTGAAGCTCTCGAGCAATCTAAGGAATTTCATTATCAAAAATATTTAAACAATCTTCAGATTATTGATGACAAAATTGAAAGAGTTGAAAAACAGATGGAGAGAACAAAATCTCAAGTGAAACGGGATCTTCTTAACCGTCACATTGACTGGTATGAGGAAGAGATCCTAAAGATGGACGAAGCCATTGAAGTCATTACACAAAAGTTAAATTCAGAGATTGAGAGACTCGGGGGTGTTATGAAGTCTCACGAAGAAAGAAAACAGAAGGAGAAGAAATCTTTTGAATACAACATTGAAAATATTAGAAAATGTTGCAAGAATCGTAGTGCGGCGACAATGTTTGACGCTTTAGAATCTGTGGCAAACGCATTAGAAATTATTAGAGCCGAGGCCCGTCAAACCTAAATTTATCAAAAAAGTGCACGGAAACTCTAAAGTTATAATACAAAATCATACATAGTGCGTCGGCAATATCATGTTTCCTCTCGTAGGGTATTTCACCCTCAATGTACTTATCTGCAATAGAGACAGTTCGCTCCTTGCGTTCCTCGTAATTTAGATGTCTCATACCAAAATGTGTATGCATGCTCACAGGTGAAACCAATATAACTTTATCTTTGAACATGTAATTTAGAAGTACCTCAATGTTTGTAAACCCTCCGGGTGGTTGTCTCTCTATAAGTATAGTGTCAGCTGCATCAAATATAAACCTGTGATCTTCTACAAATAAAGGAATGAGATCAACGATATCATTTGAGTGAATATATTTGTAGTCTTCGAGACTTACCTTCTTCATGAACTCTACATCTACCTTTGGACCTTTACCACATTCGGCGAGGACAAGTCCCATATTATGATACCCAATATCTATAGCGAGTACCTTCATGTCTTTATCTGAATAATATTCCTTAACTATTATAAATGAAGATAAAGAACAAAAACAAGACTCAAATCTTATGGTCAGTTATTATTGTACTTGCTCTCGTTTTGGGATACATGTACTATAATCCTCAGGTTGTCGAAGTTCCAGTGGAAGTCCCAGTGATGCCAGTGCCACCACGCATTGAGATGGAGCGACGCGAACCACGACGCGAACCAGAATTCAGGAGCGCGCCAATCAAACAATACAAGCCAGGTTTCATGCAACAGATGGGTATTCTCACGGGTGCTGGAGAAGAGACTCTCCCCCTCTACGGTAAAGAGGTCAGAGGACGCAGGGATCGCTATCACTATTATACCACAACGGGTGGTGAAAACTTGTACCCAGTTCCCGTGACACACAACGCACGCGACTGTATGGAAGATATTGGGTGTGAAGAGATATATGGGAATGAAACAGTTTCAGTAACTGGTAAAACTGGTTCATACACGGTGAATATGTACAGAACGGATGATTTCTTCTAAACTATTCCGATTTGTGAGTAAAACGATCATAAGTGTCTTTAGTTAACATCACGGATGAGCAACAACTCAAGAAACAGCAGGCAGCCAACATCATCATGATAGGTGGTGATTTAAATGGAAAATTTACCATTCTCTGCACAACCATAGCTGAACACAAGCACGAACAGATAAGAGATATCATGGTACTCGCATCAAGATCTTTATCCTTTTGAAAGGCAACAACAGGTGCGGTAAATAATCCCGCGCCTGGTACGGATACACCAAGTGCATCTAAACCCATAAGTTGAAGTAGGAATGATGCCATTTAATATACACTAACAAAAATTATTCCGCAAAGTCGTAATAACATCATATTCTCTCCCCTGAAGCCCCGGGTTTCTTGAGAGTCTCGCCTTGAGTCTCAAGAGTTCCAAGATTGTGTCATCGTCCAGATTTTTGAAAAAGTCTCTCTTTGCGTGCATGTCATCGAGTTGATTAGTTTCCTTCTGAGATTGAACATACGGCCATGTGTGTCTTCGCAACGTAGCTACTTCTTCCTCAAGTTGCCTAATACGGGGAAGAAGCACTTTAGTTATCAAAGTACGAGTTTCCATATCCATGTATTAAAAATGTACTATATCTTTAAGATATGCTGAGGTATGCAGCACTCAATCATGAACTAACAAAAGTCATTAGAGACGTTCATCGCTCTGGCGCTAAAGTTATTTTGGATTATGCGAGAGAGAACTGTAAAATACACGAAGCACACCATGTTGGTGAAGTAAATATGTCGGCCATGGAAGCTGTTCCAGGGTCAATGTTTGCCCTAAAGATGACATCATTTGCTTCAAGGGAATCGCCTCATTTCGCGGCAGCGCATATCAAAAAGGTTATTCAGCATGCGATAAAGAATAAATGTCAGGTTTGTATTGACGCTGAAGATGTATTGTATCCCAAAGAAACTTATGATATGATGATACAATTTAATCAATATGAACCCCATATTTTCAAAACATATCAAATGTATCGTATCACAGCTCTAAAAGAACTTGAATTAGATCTTCGTGCGGCGGAAAGACACAATATACAACTTGGAGTCAAACTGGTTCGTGGCGCGTATTTGGGGAAGCAAGACGGTCTCCTCTCCAACAAAGCGGCTGTAGACAAATCATTTAGGGAGGGTCTTAATATGAGTTTGGGTGCTCGTGAAAATGTACACACACTTTTGGCGACACATAACTCGGAAGATATTAAGTTTGCGCGGAGTTGTCCCCACGAAAGATACAAAGTGGCACAACTTTTGGGTATGGGTGAAGACTTCCCAGATTACCGTTATGTGCCATTTGGTTCCTTAAGTGAACTTGCGCCCTACTTATTTAGAAGATTTGTAGAGAGACTTAAATGGTCTTAAAAATATCTTCTGATAGATATTTAATGGTGAAGACCCTCAAGAGATTTGGGTATTGGAGTCCACCTCCATCGGGACCACTTCGTCACAGGTACAAGATAGTTGCCGCTTCCAGAAGTGAAGAAATCAAATATGAAACAAAGAAGGCCGAAATTACCCGCATCGCTCTTCAACACACGTATGAAGCACCTTCATTGAGAGAACCAAAGCAAATCACCGCAAGACAGATGCGCCTCAAAATGATTCTTCACGAAGCCCTTGATTTGGCACATTCAATCTGCGAACATCAAGATGCTCAGGAATGTTTATGGGCTTGGGAAATGGTTGACGAAATTGACGATGCTGCCACAAGGGCCGGTGTTCGCTACCATTAATTTCCCAGTCTATATTAAATGGAGTACGACAAACTCAAGGAAAAGGTAAAAAAGATGGGTCTCCGCGTCACCAAAGATGTCAAGGGGAAGCGTGTAAAACTTACAAAGAAAGAGCTTGAATCAAAGTTGAAGAAAAACAAAAATGAGCCAAGCTTGGAAAATCAAGCGAAGAGTGCTAAAAAGTTTATTAAGGTGTGTAAAATGGTTCTCAAGGAAGCTGAACCCACACAACCAAGAGCGCCACGACAAGCTGTCCGTGTTTCACCAAGAAGGATGGCACCACCTCCACCTCCACCCCCAATGCGCGCTCCTCCAAAGAACGCACGCGCCGCTCTTATGGCTGATCTCAGGGCTAACCTCAAGAGGCGTGGTCTTGCCGATAATTAAGCTTTGTAGAATTTTAAACTTTTAATAGGGGTAGAAAGGCATTGCATATTTTGAGGCCCGCTATATGTCATTTTTACGCCAGTGAGCCCATTCTTATCATATGTGTCTACTTTATATCCACTTGTGATAATGAATGATTTAAAACCACCATCCATATCAATTGTAGTTTCATCTTCCATAGTCTTTGGAAGTGATTCATCTATCACTTGAAGTACACCATCTTCCTTATAATCACATTCATAGAACATATGAAGTCCTGGTGTTTTTCCGAAGGTTTTCTGTCTTTGTATAGCAGCTTCCTCCAACTGTGATTTTTTCATTTCATTATATGCCAGGTATCCTCCACCAATCATGGAAGATACACAGCATAATCCTAAAACGATTGCAGCCATTTAGTATTATCATATAAATTTAATTCCAAATCTTTTTGACATGAACCGTTGTACCTCTGGAATTGTTGGCTGACTCCAGAGATACCACCGCGACCAGAAACCCGCCCCACCAATACCAGATAGCTTCCAATCTTCTCTGTCACTCTTATCTATATTACGCATCATTCTGTGTATCATTGCTGGCTGACGTTCAGCCACAATACGTTTTGGAATTTGACCACCATGTCTGAGGACATATGAGCGCATTCGTGAAGGATTCTTGTGTTTGGTGTAGTCGGAATACCCACTGGCACCAAAGTCAACAGTCCTGCCGTCTCCTAGGATTGCCCTGAACTTCTTTTTACGATCTGGGCTACGAACAATCTTGACGTGCATACTTACAATGTATAGCTAATTTATTTTCGGCAAGCGCCACAGTACCCCTCCTTCTTGGCTTCTGGGAAGAAGAAGAGACGTTCATCACCACGCTTCAGACGGTACATGTGGTCATACATGTGGAGGAGACCAATGGCGAGAGCTGCTGTGGACACGACAGCCTTGTTCATCTTACGCACAGACCACGCATAGTAGAGGATCATCGCGAGGATGGTCAACTGGACGAGGGTGACGCGTGGCATGACAAATCGTTGTTCCAATACTGGAGCTTCTGCAGTGGGCTCTGGGGTAAACATTTCCATTCGCTTGCCGTAACCTGGCATTTTTATTTTATACTGAGAAATTAATGTGGCGTCTTCTGTGGCTACCAGTAGTTCTTGTTCTTCACGATTATTTAAAGTCACCAATAGACCTACTTTATTTCCAGAGACCTCTCAGACCTCTGGTTGGTATGAGGAACACTTTGGTGGATATGATGTTTCACAAGTTTGAATACAATATCATGGATTACCCAAATCTGTGGTTTGTACGAGCAAACTATAATAAGATTTTATACGAATTTGAGAAGGGTCTCCCTGACGCAAAGAAACATTACTTTCATAAACTTGATCCATGGTTCAAGAAGAATAATAATTATTATTACTACAAAGTCAAGGATTTCCCCGAAGTTCAAAAAATAATTGATCAGATTTCGTGTATAGATAAAGACACCGCAATGTTTGCAGTTATAGATGGTCCAATGACCATACCTGCACATCGTGCCGAGAGTAATCTCGCGTTGAGATACCACTTAACAATTAAGGGTGGTAAACATTGTGTACTTTACACCGAAAATGGTGGGCATCAACACGAACCTGGAAAGGACTTTCTATTTGACCATTCTCGATTTCACCGCCTTGTTAAACGCAGTCTTCAGAAAAGAGTCGTTCTTATTTTGGACATCCATAGATTCTAGATGGCGGCGACACACCGCTTTGTAACTTTCATTACCACCCACGAGTTCAAGTTTATCACTTTGAACGATTCTTTTCGTAA